TTGGTCTGGTGGTTATACTACTGGTGACTCTTGGCGTATGAACAGTGGCGTTACACATGTAGAGGAAGACGAGCACTACTTCTACTTTTATGGGACCAGCGGCTCATGCTATCAGTGCAGAAAGACTGGGTATTGTCTTCGTAAGAACAACGCTCACATTTGGTCGCAATTGCAAGAACTGCACAGCGACAAAGTTGAAATGATGCCAGAAGATACAGACTGGATGAACACAGATTGGATTACAATATGAAAGCTTATATCGGACCTTATCACGATCGAATCTCTATACCGCTTCAACTGCAAGATTGGTATTTTGCAAAGCGCTTTGGTAAGTTTAACTATGACTACAGCGAGGCAGACTACACTTGGTATGATCGTGTAGTTGAGAAAGTCACTGACGCTATGATGGATGTTCTCAACAAGACCATCAATAAACACCTTGACAAAAACGAACGTATGATCAAGATCCATATTGATGACTACGATGTTTGGGGTGCGGATCATACTATTGCTCTGGTTGTTCATCCTATTCTTTTAAAACTAAAATCAAAGAAGCATGGTTCGCCTTACGTTGATAATATTGATGTTCCCGAGCATCTTCAACATCCTGTCACAGACGATCCTGATCATGATAATAGTCTTCATGCTCGTTGGGAATGGGTGCTTGACGAGATGATCTGGGCATTTGAACAATGTGCCAAGGATGATAAGGGCGATGAACAATTCTACTCTGGCGAAGTCGACTTGAAGTTTGATAAGGAAGAAGATAGCGAACTCTATCGTATGGGTCATGGCCCGAATCATACATTTGAGGTTGATGAAGTAGGACAGAAAGCTCACTATGATCGAATCAAAAACGGTCTTCGCCTCTTTGCAAAATATTACTTTGGACTTTGGGATTAACCGTGCTAAGCTCAGAACTAATTGATAAGAGTACTTTCGGCAAAGTGGCTCACAGCCTAGGAAACGACTGGGACTGGGACAAAATTTCTAAATGTGCTATTAACATAGCCGAAGAGAATCCCCGCAGGTATAAACCACTTGGTGACGGGGGATTTGCTTGCTGGGGTTTTGAGAGATTCTTTCCAGAAGTTCTATCATACATGAAAGAGCTGAAGCCTGATTATCAGCCACGAGCGCAATTGTTCTGCAGCACTACTGCTACTTCTAAGTCATTTGATCTTCATAGTGACCCAGGACAATACCTGTGGATCTGGCAAGTAATAGGTAGCACACCTTGGCAAGTAGAGAACGAGCAATTTGTGCTGCATGAGAACGAAATGCTGTACATCGACAATGAACTTCTTCACTGTGCTATGCCAAATTCACCTCGTGCAAGTTTCACATTTTCTTTAGAAAAAGAGCACTTTTACGGTTGACATTAGTTTTGCAACATGATAAGCTGTTCATATAGCAAGGAGCTCAACATGAAATATCTCGTTCTTATCTCGGTCGCACTCTTGTCGGCTTGTGCAGATCCTGAACTTCAAGCACATCTTGAAGCTGAAGCAGATTTTGCTCGACACCAGTATCATGTTCAGCAAGCAATCGAACATGGATACGATCCCGAGTATGTCGACGACTGCTACTATTACGAAGAAGAACTTCAGTGTGAATTCGAATAATAGTTGTTGACATCTGTTTACACTTAGTGTAGACTATATCTATGAACAAGGTGAACAACATGAGATTTTACAAAGTCGGCGGATATGTCCGCGATTATCTTATGAGCGTTAGCTCTCAAGATGTCGACTGGGTTGTTACCGGTGCAACTGAAGCTGAGCTAATGGCGAACCCTCCGTTTTACATTAAGTCGTTCACCAAAGTTGGTGCTGAGTTCCCAGTGTTCATGAGCGATCAGGGTGATGAATGGGCTCTGGCACGTCGTGAACGTAAGTCGGGTAAAGGTTACCATGGCTTCGATGTTGAATTTGGTCCTGAAGTGACGATCGAAGAAGATCTGTCTCGTCGCGATCTAACGATCAATGCGATGGCGATAGAGTTCTTCGACGATGCTAAGACTCGTATCATGGATATTGTTGATCCTTTCAATGGTCAAGAAGATATGAAGAACAAGGTGCTGCGGCACACTTCTGATGCTTTCGCTGATGATCCTGTTCGTGTTCTGCGGCTGGCTCGTTTCCGCGCTCGCTTTGGTCCGGAATGGACAGTTGCTTCAGAAACTGTTGCTCTGGTTTCTCAGATGGCAAAGCGGGGTGTTCTGAACGAGCTGACTGCTGAGCGTGTTTGGAAAGAACTGAGCCGAGCTCTGATGGAAGATCATGCTCGTCTGTTCTTCGACACTCTGCTGGAGTGTGATGCACTGCATGTTCTGTTCCCAGAAGTGTATCGCCTGAAGACTGCTCTGGAAGCTCGGCGTTGGCACCCTGAAGGTGATGCTTACGAGCACACCATGCTGGTTCTGACTCAAGCTGTTGAGAGCAACTTTGATCTGGAGACTCGACTGGCTTGCCTGGTACATGACTTCGGAAAAGGCCTGACTCCTCGTGATCAACTGCCTAAGCACTATGGGCACGAAGTCACTGGTGTTGTAGTTGCTCGTGACTTCTGTAACCGTCTGACTGTTCCTGCAAAAATGCGGAGTCGAGTGATGAAGACGACTCGGTTTCACATGCATATGCACAAGCTGGACACTCTGAACCCGAAAACTTGGGTTCATATGTTCGAGGATATGGATGCTTTCCGCGATCCTGAGGTTGTGCTGCTGCTGTGGGCTGTCGGTGTTTGTGATGAGAATGGCCGACTGGGTTCTGAGGATGATCCTACCGAGCATCTGATGAAAGTACGGTGGGTCTTTGATCGTGTTCGCGCTGTTAAGTTTGCTGATGTATTTCCAAACGGTGAGAAGAACACTACAAAGATCAAAGAAGGTATGTTTAAGGCACGTGTTCAGGCGGTTAAGTCCGCCTGAACTTTAACAAATAGGTATCAAATGAGTGATAATGAATATGTAGTCGTAACGACAATTTCAACGTTTCGTCATCGATATGTTATGCCGAAAGATAAACTACAAGCACTCAATACAGAAGCTACAGTAGATACTGCTTGGGCTCTGGACTGCGTTACTTGTAATGAGGCTAAAGAATTTTCTCAATTGCATGTTGGAGAAAATATCATCGATACGGTCACAATGAACGAAAAAGAAGTTCTTGATCTTTTTGATGGTGATAATGATTATCTGTCTGGATGGACAGCTGAAAAGAAAATCGAGTGGATTCGAGATTGTTGGGAGAAACGTGTATGACTCAAGTAATTAAGGCGCCTCATCCAGTTCCATCCGGAAAGTTTTCAGTCTTTCTTGGTGGATCGATCGATATGGGTGCGGCTGAGAACTGGCAAGATAGGCTGTCGAAAGATCTAGCAGATTATAATGATGATTTGATTCTTGTGAATCCTCGACGTGATGATTGGGATTCTTCTTGGATTCAAGACCCCACACCCGGCACTCAGTTCTATGAGCAAGTCGACTGGGAGCTTGAGCAGCAAGAAGACGCAAGCATGATCGTGTACTACTTTGCTGCGGATTCAAAGGCTCCTATTACTCTACTTGAGCTTGGTATCTTCGGCCGAGGTCTAGGACCCGGACCATTCAACGTAATCGTGTGTTGCCCGAAAGAGTTCTACCGTTACGGTAACGTAAAGATGGTATGTGATCGATATAGTATCAAGATGGTTGAATCGTACAATGATCTTCTAGAAGAAATGAGACGATCTATCGACGAAGAGATTTGATATATATTCTATAGTGGTTTCATTATGGAGTTGACATTTGACAAATCTTGTTATAAGATATTTTTTAAGAGTAGGTACAGCGATGTCTGTACTACTAAATGTGATCCTTGGTGGATCAAGCAATCAAACACTCAGCGCTAGAAATTATGCTTTAAAGAAAGAAGGCAAGCCGAATATCGTTTGGCTTCTCGATAAAGTGTTTTTCTGGGATGCTGATCATTGCATGACTAGTTGGCTATACTGGTTCTTGCGCAAAGATGTCCAATATGAAATGAAGGAGAAAGACCGTGGGTAAAAAAGGTGGTAAGTCGAAAGGCTTTATCTCGCAAGGCAAGCACAGCAACGTTGATCGTAAGATCGTGAACGCTATGCGCTCTGAATATCTTCAGTCGAGTGAGCGACTGGCTAATCAGCTTCGTGCTTTGAAGCAAGGCAAAGACGTCGTCATGACGATTGCGAATCCAAACAAAGAACAGACTCATAAGCGCTTCATTAAAGTGAAAGTGTCTGGTCGTGAGTATGTTGCGCGTCTGAAGGATTGGAATAGATCTGCAAAGAAGGCAGATGGCGAATGATCGTCATTTACGGCGCTAATTGGTGTAAATGGTGTAAAGAAGCAAAGTCTTTAGCAGAGAGTCGAGATCTTCCATATGTGTGGAAGAACGTCGAAAATCTTGAAGTCTTTGACGAAATGAAAAGTAAAGTGCCAGAAGGAACTACTAAGATTCCACAGATTTTCTGGCACGATCGCCATGTTGGCGGCTATGATGCGTTTATGAGCGAAATTGAAAACACCGCTGGAGGTTTTGGTGATGGAAAAATCTGACGTTCTCATCCTATTACGGAATGAAGTTGTCGATATCGAGTTTGTAAAGAAGGATGGTACTACTCGTGTTATGACTTGTACTCTTAAGGAGGATTCTCTTCCTAAGCAAGTCGACCTTGAAGAAGTAGTTCAAAAGAAGACTCCGAATCCGGATGTAGTTGCAGTCTTTGATGTAATTAATCAAGGATGGCGTTCTTTCCGTTGGGATAGTCTTAAGCGAGTGAATGGAGCAGTCTTTGTCTAACACCGCTCGAGGCGGAACTGAGCTTATGGCGGATCGGATTAATTCCCTTCCGCCTGAGTTACTTTCGCCGTTTCAAATTATTCACTCTCGAGTACGTGAACTCGATCATTCGAAGCGTAAGATATTAGTATTGCATGATCTACCAGGTGATCCTGAAGTTCAGCACCTAAAGAACGACGGGTGGAAACGATTTGATAAGCTTGTATTTGTAAGCCATTGGCAGCAACAGATGTACAACGCTTATCTAGGCGTCCCATTTGAAGCTGGTATCGTTCTACAGAATGCTATCAACCCTATTGAGAAGCATAAGAAGCCTCAAGATAAGGTAAGGCTAATGTACTTCTCGACTCCTCATCGAGGTCTCGAGCTGCTGTATCCAACGTACGGTAATTTATACAAAGAGTTTGGTGATAAGATCGAACTCAATGTGTATTCATCATTTGATCTTTACGGATGGCATGTTCGAGATAAGCCGTATGAACTGCTGTTCGAAAAGTTAAGAGCACATCCTGGCATTAACTACTCGAAATCTGTATCAAATGACGTAATTCGAGAAGAGTTGAAGCGCTCTCACATCCTAGCATACCCGTCGATCTGGCAAGAGACATCGTGTTTAGTTATGATTGAAGCATTATGTGCAGGCTTGGTATGTGTGCACTCGTCACTGGCTGCCCTGCCAGAGACAGCCATGGGCTCTACCTATATGTATGGCTATACCGAAAATGTAGACCATCACATGACTCGCTTCGAAGCCAACCTTCGTGATGCTATTACCGATGTGTTGAATGGCGATGAGATGTCAGAAGATCGAGTCGACTTCCTCAATGATACATATTCATGGGAAAATAGGCAATGGCAGTGGAAAGAACTGTTGACATCACTCCTGTGATAGTATATACTGTTCTCAAAGGAGACCTCTCATGGTAAAAACTGCTGCGCTGAAGAAGCTTACTACCAAAAAGAAAAAGCCTGAATTGAAGCCAGTTCCGCAACGTAAGTCAAGTGCCTCAAAGCTTCTTGAAGAGAAGCACATTGGTGCCGAGATTACGAACTTCACAAATATTCCAGATGCTGAAGTTGTACTGTACCAGAACCTTAAGCACTACAACTATTTCTATGATTACAAAGATGCCTACAAATGGGCAGAGTCTTGGATCAAGAAGAACCGCACACAAGATCTAGTCGACTTTAAAGCAGCTGAAGAGTGGCGTATTAACACTGCGATTGGTGGGTTGTGCAAGATGCTTTCAGCAGGTGCTCACTTCAGTGAAAAGCGAATGGCTTGGTTGAACGGTAAGTTGCAAGAAGCTATCGACGCTGGCCGTAAGAATCGTCTTGTAAGTGATTCGGCAAAGCCAGCCACAGTAAGGACAGCTGCAGATATCTTGTCTGAAAAGACGAGTGACTTCATCGCTGATGTTGAAGGTGTGATCGATGAGTACCACGACAAAACAGTAATCTTTGATGCTGAGAACTACTCAGTCTTCAATGAACTGAAGAAGATCAATGCGCCTAAGCCTCTTGCTCAAAAGGTGTACGACTACTATAAGCCTCTGCACGACGAGATTGAAGAGCTTGTAACGCAAAAGACTCCGGATCTTGTTGAAGGTTACAAGCATCTTAAGACGGCGAAAGACAAGAAAGACTATTTGGCTTTCATCAAGAACATCATCGATGACTGCCAGAAGTTTATCAACGCAGCAACTGCATCGAAAGTTCAAGCTGTTCGTAAGCCCCGTGCAAAGAAGAAAGTGCCAGTTGAAAAACTGATTGCAAAGGTTAAGTATCAGAAAGAGAGTGCTGAGTATAAGCTTACTTCAGTCGACCCTTCAGCCCTTGTAGGGGCGTCTGAGGTGTATCTCTTTAATACCAAGTATCGCCAATTGGTGCAGCTTATCGCAGCATCAGTGGATGGCTTCTCGGTGAAAGGTACAACCATTACAAATATGAGAGAAGAGTCCTGTTTGAAAAAGACTTTGCGAAAGCCCGAAGACGTATTGAAAGATATCGGTGCCACAACAAAATCTCGTGCGGCGAAGATCTTCCTTGATCTGAAGACAAAGCCAGCACAAGCAAATGGTCGACTCAACGAAGAAACTATCATTTTGAAAGTTTACCGTTGACATTCTCCGAAGTTGATATATAATTTTATAGTATGAAACAGGAGTAAACACAATGGCCATCTTGGTCGACCTCAATCAAGTTATGATTGCCAATCTTATGATGCAGATTGGCAATCACCACAACGCAGAAGTAGATGAGAACATGATTCGTCATATGGTTCTCAACTCTATCCGCTTCAACCGTATGAAGTTCAAAGAAGAATTCGGAGAACTCATCATCTGTGCCGACGACAAAAACTACTGGCGCCGGACGCAGTTTCCCTACTACAAAGCATCTCGTCGTAAGAATCGTGAAGAGTCTGAACTCGACTGGACTGCTATCTTCAACGCATTGAACAAGATCCGTGAAGAGCTGAAAACGATCTTTCCGTATAAAGTAATTCAAATCGATGCTTGTGAGGCTGACGACATCATTGGTACTATCATCCACCAAGAAGGTCGTGAGTTGAATACTGGCGAGAAGTTTCTTATCCTATCTGGTGATAAGGACTACATTCAGCTGCACAAGTATGCAAATGTAAAGCAGTACAACCCTGTAATGAAGAAGTGGGTTTCTCATTCGAATCCAGAACAGTATTTGTATGAGCATATTGTAAAAGGTGATGCTGGAGACGGTATTCCAAACATCCTCTCAGTCGACAATTCTTTCGTCATGAACATCCGTCAGAAGCCAGTTACTAAGAAACGGTTGGAAGAATGGATTGATATAAATAAAATGAGTTCAGAAGTTAAGCGAAACTATGCTCGAAATCAATCACTTATTGATCTTTCTCAAGTTCCTGCTCATCTTAAAGAGCGTATTCTTGAAGAATATAACAAAGAAAATACGAAAGATCGTTCGCAACTTCTTAACTACTTTATCAAAAATCGTCTTAAACTGCTCACCGAGTCTCTAAACGAGTTCTGAGGGAGCTCGAACGGAGAACCATATTGGCAACACTTTCATTATCTGAGATTGTGAACAAAACATCAACATTACCGACACGTGAAGAAAAAGTCGACTTTCTAAAAAGAAACAATAGTCAGTCTCTTCGTACTATCATGACGGTAATGTTTGACAAAGAAAACTTCAAATGGAATATTCCATCTGATAGCGTTCCACCATACAAGCCTTCGCCTCACGTTGAGTCACAAGGTATGTTATATCGTCAAACCCGTAAGCTTCGGTATTTTATCAAAGGTTACGATGGTGACAAGCTCGGGCAGTACCGAAGAGAGTTTTTATTCATCGAGTTGCTTGAAAGCATTGACAAAGAAGATGCTAAGCTCATGGAGCTTGTTCTTCTACAAACACCGCCAAAAGGTCTAACAGCTGATGTAATCAACGAAGGCCTAGGTCTAAATCTACCAGTTATCGCAGAACAACCTAAAAGAGGACGTAAGCCAAAAAATGGCTAAAAAGCAGAAGAAGTTTAAAGATTGGCATGACGACGAATGGGAATCGTCTGATGACATTAAAAAAGATGGTAAGCGCTATAATCCAAAGAAAGAGTTTGTGAAACAGCAGCGCGAACAGAAGTCACTACGAAAAAATAGTTTCTTCGAAAGTGATATTAGCCATTGACATTTTTCTGCTAGTGATTATATTGATCATGTAAGGAAAGGTTTTAATATGAAACTGCGTGACAAACTAATCCTCGTCGACGCTGACGGGGTACTACTCGATTGGTTCTACTCTTTTACTGAATGGATGAAGTTTCACGGATATCCAATCGCGAAGAACGATGAATACCAAATCGAAAAATCGTTCGACATTACGAAAGAGAAAGCAAAAGCTCTCGCTCGGCACTTTAACGAGAGTGCTCGAATCGAACACCTTCCTCCTTTCAGAGATGCGATTAAGTACGTTCGAAAGTTACATGAAGAACATGGATATGTGTTTCATTGTATTACGTCTTTGAGTAAAGATCCTTACGCTGGTGAACTACGTAAACGTAACATTCATCGCTTGTTCGGTGAAACCGCTTTTGAAAAAATCTTGTGTCTCGACACCGGTGCTGACAAAGACGAAGCTCTTGCTGAGTACAAAGACAGCGGCTGTATCTGGGTTGAAGATAAGTTCGAGAACGCAATTACAGGACTGAATACTGGTCTAAATTCTTTGCTTCTTGACCACGGCCATAATAGACACCAGCATCATGCCGATGTTACTCGTGTGCAAAATTGGCGTCACATTTATGAACTGATCACTTAAGTATTGAATAAATACTATTGTGGTAGTGAACGGGTCCCTATCATGGGACCCTTTTCTTTTATCGGAGTTATTATGCCAACCTACACCTTTACCAACACTGAAACTGAAGAAGTTTTCACCGAGATGATGTCTTTCGCTGAGAGAGATGAATTTCTTACAAACAACCCTCATATCAAGCAGAATCTAGCAACACCGGGCTTTGCTGATCCGGTGCGCATGGGTGTGCGCAAAATCGACAAGAGCTTCAACGACGTCCTTATAAAAGCTAAGTCAGCGCACAAGTATTCTACGATTGATACTCTTTAATACAAGGACCAATAATGCCCCTACAACAACAAAGACTAACAAAGCGGCAAAAAAGAATCTTAAAGCAAGACGGCACACAAGACTCAATTGAAGCAAAAATGTTTACTATGAAGTCTGATATATCACCAATGACAGAGAATCAAAGACTTGCATTTGATCGTTGGGATGATGGATACAACATGATGCTTCACGGTATCGCTGGTACAGGTAAAACATTTCTGGGTCTACATTTTGCTCTCAAAGAAGTACTCAAGACAAATTCGCCGTATAAGAAAGTCTATATTGTTCGGTCGACTGTATCAACACGTGATCAGGGATTCTTACCGGGATCGCCGAAAGATAAAGCAAAAGTATTTGAAGCACCATACGTTCCTATTGCTACTAAACTTTTTGGTAGAGGCGATGCATACGAGGTACTCAAGGGCAAAGGTTACGTAGATTTTATTACTACATCATATCTTCGTGGTGAGACGTTCGATGATTGTATTCTTCTTGTTGACGAAGTTCAGAACATGGGAGACGGTGAACTTCATACAGTTATGACTCGTGTTGGTGAGAATTGCAGAATCATCTTTTGTGGCGATGTAAAGCAAGACGATCTTACCTCAGAGCGTAAGAAAGAACTATCAGGTCTCCGTGACTTTATGAGAATTATTGAACGAATGAAAGAGTTTGAATTCGTCGACTTCCAAGTAGAAGACATCGTAAGATCAAAGTTAGTCAAGTCTTATATCATCGAACGTGACAGATTAGGACTATAAATATGGCAGACATCATTGGTGTATCAACAGTAAAAGAAGATGAACACGGCGAGCCTTACATTGAATTTAACGCAGCGCTTATGAAACAAATGGGCTGGGATGATCAAACTCTTCTTGAATGGGAAATCATGGGTAACATGGCAGTCATAAGGAAGAAAGACGATGCCGGCAGTAGTTCGTAACGGTGATAAACATATCGGTCACGCCTCGCCTTGTGATCCGTTTCATCAAACTGCGTATGTGTCAGGACTAAACACAAGTGTGTATATTAATGGCGAACTCGCTATTGTTGTGGGAGACACGACCGCATGCGGTGATCCTGCTGTTGCAGGATCCGGAACAGTTTTCTTTAATGGTATAGCTGTTCATAGACTTGGAGATGCTACTGGCGGCCACGGTACTGATAGTTGCGGTGAAGACTGGTTTCCAAATGCTGCAGGAGAAGCTTCAACGAGCGTGTTTGTTGGATGAATATACCGAATTACACATACGAAACAGCAGTACAAATGCTTGTAGATGAGTATAACACTACTAATCTGCCTGAAAATAAACTTGCGCTTATCAACGATTTAGACGTATTGAGAGAAGGAAATCCTGATTACGAAACTCTTTTACAATTACAAACAAGAGAATCTAATACATCTATAAGGACTGCGTTATCGGCTCAAATTTATTTGTTTGTAGAATTATTAAGTGATGCCGAAAAAACTATTTTTGATTATGTCAAATCAGGATATATAGAGAATAACCCGGGTTATTCTGGTAATACCTACGTTTCATATGTAGGGAAATATTACGGCCCAAATGGAGATATTACCTAATGGCAACTGTTGACGATATTCTTTATAGAAATGAAAAAGGTTCTGCTTTAACATTTGCAGAACTAGATGACAATTTTTATAAACTTGCATATGCAATTGATAATATTCAAGTTGCAAATAATAGTACAGTTGTTGTTCGTGATTCGTCTGGTAATTTTACTGCAAATACGATTACTGCAAATGTAGTAGGAAATTCTACAACTACATCTCAATTTTTAAATGCCCGCACGATCAATGGTGTTTCATTTAACGGTTCGGCCAACATTACTCTTACTGCGAATACTACACAAACACTTACTCGCGGAAGTTACTTAACTGGTTCAAATTTTAATGGTGGTACGGCTACTACATGGGCGGTTGATGCTACAGATGCATCGACTGCTAGTAAGGTCGTAGTAAGAGATGCATCTCGTAACTTTGCAGCAAACACGATTACTGCAAATCTTATTGGCAACGCATCGACAGCCACAAATGCTTCAAGCGCAGATACAGCAGTAACACTGACCAACTTAACAGCAACAATTACAGAATTAAATTATTCTGACGGTGTAACATCAAGTATTCAGACACAATTAAACTCGAAAGCTCCAGCAACAGATACCTTCACAAAGGGCGCCGATATCGGTGGATCAGTCGACTTAAACACATATACTACTGTAGGATTTTATCACCAAAACACAAATGCGAATGCTAGCAGTGGCACAAATTATCCTGCCGCTGCAGCAGGTATGTTAGAAGTTCTAGCTGACGGGGTCATGGTATATCAAAGATATACAATATACAATAGTGGCCAAATATACTCTCGAGCCTATTATAATGGTACTTGGTATGCTTGGAGATTGAATCTAGATAGCTTAAATTATAACTCATATGCGCCAACACTCACTGGGACAGGAGCCTCTGGCACTTGGGCAATTTCTATTAGTGGCAATGCTGCAACAGCGACAAGCGCTACAACTGCATCGACTGTCAGTACTTTATCTGGACTTACTGCAACTGTAACTGAATTAAATTATTCTGACGGTGTAACATCAAGTATTCAGACGCAGTTAGATTCAAAATCCCCTCTTGCGTCCCCTATATTTACCGGTATACCCGCTGCTCCAACAGCAGCGGTTGGAACGAGTACTACTCAAATAGCTACAACGGCATTTGTAAATGCAGAAATTGCTAATGACGCTCCTTCTAAAACTGGTACTGGAGCTTCAGGTACTTGGAATATTTCTATTAGTGGCAATGCGAACACTGCGACTACCGCTACAACTGCGACTACAGCCAACGCTCTAAACACAGCAAACGATTATCAAGTAGATAGTCTAGGTGTAGGCACTGCAGCATCAGGTGTTTCTGGAGAAATTCGAGCAACAAACAATATTACTGCCTATTACTCAGATGATAGGTTGAAAAATAAGCTTGGATATATTGAGAACGCGCTTGATAAGGTTATGACGCTGTCTGGGTTTTATTATGAAGCAAATGAAACAGCACAAGCTTTAGGATACGAAGTCAAACGTGAGGTTGGTGTCTCTGCTCAAGAGGTTCAGCGTATTATGCCCGAGATTGTTGCTCCTGCTCCAATCGACGAGAAATATTTAACAGTTAGATATGAAAGATTAGTTCCGTTGTTGATAGAAGCAATCATAGAGCTAAAGAAAGAACTCGATGAAGTGAAATCAGGAAAAACTTATTATGATTAAATTTAAGGATTTTATGGAAAAGGCTCCAGTAGAAAAATACGTTGCTGTACAATACGACGAAGCAACTCAACGTAAGCTTCGAAAGTGGGCAAAAGAAAACGGCTTTGATCTGACAACAAAGTACGATGGCACAAAGCAGGACGAAGAAGACTTCGACTTTCATACAACAATCTTCTTTACTACTTCAAAGCATGATATACCGAATCGTAAACACACAATTGCGCCTCCGAACAGCGCAAAAGTAGTTGACATTATGATGCTTGGAGCTAATAATGACATACCGGTATTGAAGGTAGAGTCACTAGCGATATCGAGACTCAGAAAATACTATGAAGATACCTATGACATGAAAGATGCATGGCCAGAATACGAACCACACGTATCTATTTCGTATTCGAAAGATTTGCCTGATATGAAAAAAGTGAAACTCCCAACGTTTGAATTAACGTTTAATGAAATTAAAGTGGATGATGCATCAACCTAAGTACAAACTCAATCGTGATATCGACATTCGAGTTGGCCAAAAGAAACTATACGCAGTTCAAGCACTTCGAGACTTTGCAGATGTAAGTGATGGTGATATTGGCGGCTTCGTTGAAAGTGAAGCCAACCTTTCGCACGAAGGTGATTGCTGGATATATGATAGCGCACTTGTATACGATAAAGCACGAGTCGACCGAAACGCAAGAGTAAAAGATCAAGCGAACGTATACGACAGCGCAAAGATATCAGATGATGCGCTCGTCACAGGCCAATCAAGTGTCTTTCAAAATGCCATGGTATATGATGAAGCCATCGTCGATGGGATTACAGCAGTGTATGGCAATGCTCAGGTGTTCGGTAAAATTGAAATCTTAGGACACTCAAAGGTGCATGATGACGCCTGGGTGTATGGTGATTTTGTAATTGATGGATATGCCAACATCACTCGTAAGACTACACAGAAGCCCATCGTGCTCACTGGCTTTACGTATGATGTAACCATCATGGACGAACATATAAGTATTGATTGTCAGACCAAGACGTTTGATGAGTGGCGGCATGTCACTCGTGAAGAAGCATTTGCAATGAATGGTAAAGAAGGACTTCGATTCTTCAAGCATATTCCAGATACGCTTGAGTTCCTTGTTTCCAAATATCGAAAGAACCAATCTAATGTTTAACCATGTAAACCATGGAATCGTACTCGATCAGCTCGGTTGTGATACTACTCCAACTGGGCGTTTCTACTTTCCACCTACGGGTGAGAAGTTTCCCTCAGTCACAACAGTGCTAGGAGTCCAAGATAAATCCGGCCTCGAAGCATGGAAGGCACGAGTGGGTGAAGAAGAAGCGAAGCGCATCAGTACACAAGCAGCGAATCGTGGATCTGATGTACACCTTATCGCTGAGAACTATCTCAACAACGAAGTCGACTATGGCAAAGGACGTATGCCGATTAATATCATGACATTCAACACTCTGAAGCCAGTGCTCGATGCTCGAGTCGACAATATCTACTTTCAAGAAGCACCTTTGTACTCAAGAAAGATTAAGACTGCTGGTCGAGTCGACTTGATTGCAGAGTTTGATGGTCAACTATCCATTATTGACTTCAAGACTTCTCGAAAGCCGAAGAAGGCGGAATGGATCCATGGATACTTTATGCAAGAAGCATTCTATGCTGCAGCCTTCTATGAGTTGACTGGTATACCCATCAAACAGATTGTTACTCTCGTCATGGTTGACGATGAACAACCACAGATCTTTGTGGAACAGCCACTGAACTGGCTACCAGGCTTCCTACAGCTAAGAGCCAAATACAAAGAGATACACAGTATCTAATATCAGAGTATTCTGAAGACCTTATAGGTATTATACACAACCTGCCAAAGTTGTCAACAAGAAAATAATTTGCAAAAAATGCATTTTACTGGTTGACATTTCCGTCGCTAAGTACTATATCTAACTAGTAAGCAACGGAGTAGAACATGTCTGACATCGTCACGATCCTCACCGACCTTCTCATCAAAGCCAAAGAAGACCTGATGAAAGCCTCGACTATCGTCGAGAAAGATGTTGCAACTATGAAGATGAAGAACCTCGAACTTCGCCTCGACCGTCTCATGACCATGGCTGACCTTTAAGGAGAATAGCATGAATTTCGAACGTACTCTTTTCGAACTTTCGCACGGTATGTCGGCAATGGCCGCTACTCACAAGAACGACACGATCAGCAACGCTCTTGCTTCGTTGTCGGATCGTCTGACTCGCTTGAAAGACAAAAGCGAGCTTTCGAAATTGACGGCAGCAGACAAACAACTGATCGCGTACTACCATGCGACTAAGTGATGATGACCTGCTCAACGCAATTATCTGGGGACTTATCGCCAGCATCTTTTTAGGCGCTGGTTTAGGTGTGCTAGTCTTTATCATGGTCTATACTTTATCATGACATACTTTCAACATAGTAAGATCACGACTCGAGGCTCTTATCTTGTCGGCACTGCTTGGCCATTTCGTGGTTGCGAAGTTGTTATGCACGATGATGGCTTTGTCTGTAACTGCAAAAAGCGGTTGACATGTGTCTGTTATCATATTAAATCTGTACAGCTAGGCCTTCTCGGCGTAAATCAGGTATACCACAAATGAATCTCTTCATCCTGGATAAAGATCCAGTTCTTGCAGCACAACTTCAATGCGACAAGCACGTCGTTAAGATGATTGTCGAGTCTGCTCAAATGCTCTCAACTGCTCATCGTATGCTCGACGGTGTTCTTAAGCGTGCTCCTTCAAAGTCCGGTAAGACTATGTCGAAGCACTGGACACTTCCAGATGATCGCGAAGATGTGCTGTACAAAGCGGTACATGTCGGCCATCCGTGTACCGTCTGGACGATGGTGTCAAACAACAACTACACATGGCACTGGGTTCACTTTGCTGCTCTCTGCGACGAGTACACTTATCGCTATGGCAAAGTTCATGCTACCGATACTCTTCTTCGTGAGAAGCTAAAACAGCTTCCTCGTAATATTCCAGTTGGGTATCTCACTCAGCAGCCCTTGGCGATGAAAGCGAATCCCGAGTGTATGCACCAGAATGATCCTGTTCGTTCGTATCGTGAGTTCTACCAGACCAAACAGGCTCGATTCAAGATGGCTTGGTCAAAGCGCTCAATTCCAGAATGGTTTAAGGTGGCAGCATGAACTACAGCGCTGAGAAGAACGAATGGGGATTTAGTGCTGCCGATGTGTTTCGTTATCGAGATGAAACTGGGTGTAGCATGATGGAAGCGAAGAAGCACTTCATGAACATCTACCACGATAAGAAAAAGGCTGAAATGGTAACGCTCATCGAGTCTGGCACTCTTGAAGATATTCAAAAAATTGTGCGTATTTTGATCGAAAGGTATTGACATTTGCAGGATGAATGCTTATATCTATATAGTAAGCAAAGGAGCTTCTCATGATCGCTATCTACCAGATTGCCCTCTCTGACAACGACGTCATCAGTGCAAATGCCCGTGGCTTTGACGCCGTTCCCAACGTCTTCGCAAAGACCTCGCTCATGCTTGGGTTTAAAAAGTGGAAAGCTGAATACGCTAAACTTTTTACGAAGGCGTACGAAGTCGACACTGACGATCTTGAACAAGCCTTCGAGTCGACTAACCTCTGGAATGATAATCTCGTGACTCGCGTTCGCCGTGGCTCGAGTACTTCTGTTGGTGATATCGCAGTGAAGGATGGCGTCTGCTACTTCTGCGACAACTTTGGTTGGGTCGCTATGGGTAAATACGAAGGGCTGAACTAATGATGGACTCTGCAGGAGTATTTGTACTCTTTCTCACTATCTTCAGTGGAGCCGCACAAGTAGAGATGACCACTCAAGAGTTCGAGACTCATACGATGTGTAAGTACGCTGCGAAAGAACTCGAAAATCTTTACTCGATCGACTACACTATTGCCAACAGAGGATACGCTCGAGTCTACGCAGTTTGTTTGCCGAAAGAAGAAAATAACGGCTAAAGCCTATTGACATTTAGCGAGTGAGTGCTTATATCTATATAGTAAGCAACAGAAAGGTGCCATCATGGCCTACATCTCGACTGAAGAAGTGAAGAACATTCGCGATCGTCTCAAAGCTGAGTTTCCAGGTTTCAAGTTCTCTGTTCGTAAAAGCCATCACACGAGTGTTGACGTCAACATTCTGAAAGGTCCGATCGACTTTTCTGAGATCACGACTAACGGCCACTTTCAGGTGAACCACTATCACCTCTACTTGTCTGGCAAATTTGAGTCGATGTTCTCGAAGATGTTCGACATCATCAAGAGTCAAGATTGGTTCGATCACTCAGACTCGATGGTCGACTACTTTCATACCGCCTACTACTTCTCGCTGTCGGTTGGTGACTGGAACAAAGCTTACGTGCAGGTGAAATAACCTGCACTTTTTTGTTGACATCTCTGGATAAACAGTATAGACTGGTTTCAGAAAGGAACCTGACATGACAAACATTGCCAAAAAGTCTATCCTCGCTCGTCTTCTTGCACGTGAAAATATCACGGTCGAACAGACTAACCATCACACCGCATTCTTTGACGTAGAGCGTCGTATCCTTGGTCTTCCTTATTGGAAGGACGTTGGGAACGACCTCTACGATTTGCTCGTTGGTCACGAGATTGGTCACGCTCTGCATACTCCTGCCGCTGGTTGGCACGAGTCGACTAGCGAAATTCCTGGATGCCCTCGCTCGTATATTAACATCGTCGAAGATATCCGCATCGAAAAGCTAGTGCTTCGTGAGTTCCCTGGTCTTTATGGGTCCTTCATGCGCGGTTACCAAGATCTTCTTGATCGTGACTTCTTTGGCATCAAAAACGAAAACGTTAACAAACTCTCGTTTATGAACCGGCTCAACATCTTCTCGAAAAGCCGTGGGTTGGTGAAAGTCAAGTTCTCCAAGAAAGAACAACCATACGTTGATCGCGCTATGGCCGTTGAGACTTGGGATGATGTTATTGCTTCTTGCCGTGAACTCTATGCTTTCATGAAAGATGAACTCGACGCTGCTATCAAAGCTCAACAAGAGCTGGAAGAAGCTATGAAGAAGGCTGGTATTAAGCCTCCCATGGGTATTCCTTCGAAGATCATCGTTAGCAGAGGTAATGGAAATTCTGGCGAAAAGTCTGAGCCAATGTCGGAAGAGCTGAAGGAAGCTATCCTTAACGGCGATGTTGAGATCGAAGTTGACACCGAAAGCTTCAAAGAAGAACAAGAAGAAAAGAATGAAGAAGACATTGATATTCCCGTCACCGTTGATGCCGAAGACAATATCGAAGGTGTTGAAACTGACGCCCTCTTCCGTTCCGCTATCGCTCGCTCGCTAGTCGACTCACTCAATGCTGGAGGATCGACTCTCTACGCCAAAGGCCCGAGCAAAGCTTTGGCCAATGCGATCACTTCTCAGTACGAAGCTGTGAAGAAGGGCCGCTATAAGAAAGTCGACTCGGTTGACTTTCCTACCAAGCAGTACATTCGCTTTATTTCTGACATCAAAGACTCTGTCGCTGTGATGGTGAAAGAGTTCGAGATGCGCAAGACTGCTCGTCGCTTCGCTCGGGCTCGGACCTCGACGAAAGGTTCGCTTGACGTCAACGTTCTTCACAAGTACAAGTACGAGGACAACCTCTTCAAGCAGGTGACTCACCTTGACGACGACCAGTCGCATGGCATGGTGATGTTGATTGACTATTCTGGTTCGATGTCGTCTATCCTGCCAAAGGTGATCAAACAAGTTCTCATTCTTTCTGCCTTCTGCAAGCGGGTTAATATCCCCTTCGAAGTCTATGGCTTCACGAACCCCTACGGCGTAGGATCTGACTATCAGCGTAGAGTTCTTGCAGCTAAAGCCGACTTGACTGCAGTTAGCATGAGCAACACACATGTGTTCAAGCTTATCGACTCGTCGATGGCAAAGAAAGTTTACGAAGAAGCTTTCAAGTCTCTCTTTGCTCAGACCTGCTCAAACCGTCGTCAATGGATGGGCGCTCTTGAAACAATGGGTGGCACTCCCCTCGACACTGCCATCCTTGCTATGTATCACCACATTGCTGACTTCAGGGTCAAGCACAATGTCCAAAAGATGAACTTCATCACGCTGACGGATGGCCAAGGTGATGGTATCGGCATCGAGAATGGTATCGACCTTGGCAGCAAGAACACTCGTAGCGGGTTCAAGAATAGAGTGATCGATATCATGGGTCAGAAGATCACCGTCGACTATGGCTATGGCGCTGCTACTCCTAGTATTCTGAATGGTCTTCGTAACATGGGTGTGCGCACTATGAACTACCATTTGGTTTCCACTAGTGATATCAAATATCAGCTTGGTGCGCGTGATCCTCAAAAATTGGCTGACGCTCTTGCTCAAGTCAACAAAGATGGATGTCTAGTTCTTGATCGTAGCAACGGTTACGACCGTCAGATCTTCACTGTTCTTGGTGGCACTTCTCTCTCAAAGGATGAAGACAGTGAAGATGATCTGAGCGAAGACACTCGCGAGATTGCTTCGGCCTTTACTAACAAGGCTTTCAAGCGCAAGCAGGGTCGACTGATCGCTGCAAAATTTGCAGAAATTGTGAGTTAAGGGGTTGACATTTCCTCTTAACTGACTTATATAGAATAAGTGAATGGCTAAATTATGGAGACTCTCATGTCTGACGCTCAAAACTTCATCAATACTGTTCGTGCTGCTAATGGTGGTAAAGACACCTACACTCGTAAAGAACTTCTCGAGTTCGGCAAAGAAAACGGCTTCCGCCCAAAAACGGTCTGGGAAGCTATCAAGTCCGTTCCGGCCAAACGTGGCGTTGTCGACTTCTCGGCAAAAATTATTCCGTTGAACACCGCTGCCACGGTCCAGCCGACGATCGTCCTCTCCGAAGAAGGCACCTACATTCCGAAGCGTGTCAAAACCTACGTGAAGTGGGGCCACTTCAAAGACATCTCGACCATCATCGATTCGAAGATGTTCTATCCTGTCTATCTCACTGGCCTGTCGGGTAACGGTAAGACCATGATGGTTGAACAGGCTTGTGCCGAAGCTAACCGGGAATACATCCGTGTCCAGATCACCCCTGAGACTGACGAAGACGACCTGATTGGTGGCTTCCGTCTGGTGAATGGCGAGACTGTCTTCTCGAAGGGTCCGGTCATCAAAGCGATGGAAGCCGGCGCTATCCTGCTGGTCGACGAGATCGACCGTGGTTCGAACAAGCTGATGGCTCTTCAAGGTGTTCTCGAAGGTAAGCCGGTCTTGATCAAGAAGACCGGCGAGCTTGTGACTCCTGCTGCTGGCTTCAACATCATCGCGACTTCGAACACGAAGGGTAAAGGTTCCGAGGATGGCCGCTTCATTGCTGCCACTATCATCGACGAAGCTTTCCTTGAGCGCTTCACTATCACGATGGAACAACCCTACCCTACTGCTCCTGTTGAGAAGAAGATCGTCGTCAAGCACATGGAACTCTTTGGCCAAGTCGACGATGACTTCGCTGAGAACCTGACGAAGTGGTCGTCTGCTATTCGCAAGACCTTTGATGATGGTGGTATTGACGAGATCATCTCGACTCGTCGACTGTGCCATATTGCTCAGACCTTCGCGATCTTCAAAGATCGTAAGAAGTCGATCGACCTCTGTGTCTCTCGCTTCGATGAAGATACTCGAGCTGCCTTCGTCGATCTCTACACGAAGATCGATGCAGCTGCTACGGCTCCGAGCGGTAAGACTCATATCACTACTAATCCTGACGACGACTACCGCAACGAATCACCCTTCTGAGGTAAATAACATGGGTAAACACATTAAGACTCAGCTAGACTACGACATGATTGAAAAGTTTGCACGTGAGTTACACAAGCTACAACCAGACAATCCTGTATTGCAACACTACCTCGAAATGGATAACTTCGAAGGTGGTGAATTGAGAAAGGCTGTAAAGAAGTGATTAAGTATCTTGGAGTGGCAGCTGCTTTGGCTGCCACTTATGGAGTAGAATGGGCGATTGAATTTACCGCCATTCTACTTGCTATTCTCGCTTCAATGTTCTATTTCATAGCCGGTCGACTGTTCACCGGGTTATCTCAAGCTGCGCTTTCGATTGACTTCGATGTCTTGCATCTCTTGATGGTTTACATGATCTACGTGACTATGACAGTACTTGTATTCATGAGTCCGTATTCCTATGTTGCCTTTGTAGCTCTGCCATGGCTTATCATCCAAGGTTATGCAAACGTTCTTTCTCTTCTTGTTAAGTTCGACATCATCGGGATTGAAGATAAGGAATGAGCAGAATTCTGCTCGTTGCAGAATTAAATGTTGACACAATGACTTCGGTGGAATAAATATTCTTACCAAAGTAAGAAACAACAGAGGTAATTTCCCCTTGAAATTTTTAGTAAACGTAAGCTCAGCCTTAGTGGCTGCAGCCATAATCTCCTTTTTGCCACATGCCGTAGCATCATCATATAACCCAGACTTTGATGTTCCAGCCATCGAAAATTATAATGAGCAGCGTGAATGCTTAGCTCTTAACATTTATCACGAAGCAAAGGGTGAATCTGAACTTGGTCAAAGAGCTGTTGCATATGTAACTCTTAACCGAGCAAACGATGATCGCTATCCAGAAGACATTTGCGATGTAGTCAAGCAAGCCCGGCTTGGAAAAGATGGGCAGCCTCGTCGTAACCAATGCCAGTTCTCTTGGTATTGTGATGGCAAATCAGATGAAATTGAAAATAAAGAATCGTACCAACAAGCATTACTAGTCGCGACTGTTGTTATAAATACGTATGGTTCTTCATTTGACCCGACGATGGGTGCAACTATGTATCACGCTGACTCAGTTAAACCGAAGTGGCGTAAATCGTTTGAAGAGACTACTCAGATCGAAAATCACATCTTTTATCGCTAAGGAGTAACGCATGACTCGAGTTGTACAAAGGGTACAGATTACTGGTGATAGTGCAACTATCCGAACATCTGTAGGTGCATTCAAAGTTCTTACAGCACATGAACGAGAAGGCATTCCCACCGTTTGGTACGAAACACTCGAGAAGCCTGTAGTGCCAGTTGACGTGACGTTCACTGTAGTCCCAACAGGAGGTGTTGTTCCAGAACACTCGATCTATGTTGGAACCGCATTTAATGAAGGTAGAGCTTCTCATATTTATCAGCACCCAGACGTCTGAGGCAGCCGATGGAGAAACAAGAAGAACAAAAAGAAGCTCCATCTACGCCTAGACACGAAGAATACCTCGAGAAACAACGCCGATATGATAAGGGATAGCTATGAAGTATTTAATGATGATTTTCGCATACAGCACGTACAGCGGCGACAGAAGTACACATCGCATGTACCATACAAAGTATGAAGACCTATGCCAGTAAAACCAAGTAATATTTCAGATCAGGTAGCTTATGGCTTAACTGCATCATTTCGTTGGTTTGCAGATACGTTTTTTGCAAAGCGTTACGGTCACAGAGCAGTAGTACTTGAGACTGTCGCAGGCGTGCCTGGAATGGTTGCCGGCATGTGGCAGCATCTTCGTAGTCTGCGGAAGATGGAACCGGATAAGCGGGGCTGGATTAAAACTCTGTTAGAAGAAGCAGAGAACGAACGAATGCATCTCATGATCTTTATTGAGATTGCTAAACCTAGCTTATTTGAAAGAACGCTTGTTGCCTTCGCACAGTTTGTCTTTTGGCATTTCTACTTTGTTCTCTACGTGTTCTTTCCAAAGACTGCTCATCGCATGATCGGGTATTTTGAAGATCAAGCCGTCGTGAGTTATACACAGTATCTTGAAGAGATTGATTCTGGCAGAATTGCAAACATCCCAGCACCAAAAATCGCAATTGACTATTATGATTTGCCTGAAGAGTCGACTCTTCGTGATGTAGTCATTCGTGTAAGAGAAGATGAACAGGGTCATGCTAATGTAAACCATGGCATGGCAAACGTTTTAGAAAAGCATAACTAACTTTTTTGTTGACATTAACGAGTAAATAGTATATAAATAGACTTGTAGTGATGATATTCACTGAACACGTTCTGGACCTGGGGGCGGTACCCAGCGGGTCCACCATAGATACACTCGGTTAGGTTCCAAGTTTCACTTGGCTATACCAATAGAGGGTGCTGGCTATCCTGTAAAATCCTGCCAGCACATTAGGATTATCCGAGTGTATCTTTGATGGGCTCGAAATAGGATCGACAGGCGGACTAGGCAGGATGGAGCTACTCGGCGCAAGCTCGGTTAACGCAAGAAAATTACAACTGCAAACGAAAACTTTGCTCCTAAGGCTTACGCGCTAGCCGCATAATCCTGTGGGTATGGGCACCACCTAGAAACAGAACGGGCTCGCTTACACACAACACACATTTACACACGAGGCATTTACATGGCAAATTCGCGTCGCATTACTGCGCAAGCATCCGTTATCCCAACATACATCGGTGGATACGTTCAACCTACTTCTGTACTTCCTGGAACTGTTACGATGGGATTGACTCAGCCAATCGCTCAACCAGCAAATCTCGGCCAAGCTTTCAAACCGAAACGTGCCGGCAAGAATCCGAATCTCTCGCACATCATCTTCGTCCTTGACGAATCCTCTTCGATGTCGTCCTGCTGGGAACAAACCATCTCTGGCTACAACGAATATCTGAAGGCTCAGAAAGAAGACGCTGAAAAGACCGGCATCAAGACTCTGGTCTCTCTCTACAAGTTCAACGGCCACGACGTTCGGGCGATCTTTGATCGTCAAGACGTAGGTGAGGTTCAACCCCTCGACAAATCCAGCTATCGCCCAAGCGGTGGCACCAACCTTCTTGACGCTATGGGTGGCGTCATGATGAAGATCACCACTCTTCTCGCTGAAAAGAAGAAAGCAGATCGTGAATCGGTGATCATTACGATTCTGACTGACGGCGAAGAGAATCAGTCTCGCACTTTCCGTAACGAAGACATCAAAGTGATGGTCGAAAAGGCAGAAGGTAAGAACTGGGGCTTCATGTTCCTTGGTGCAAACATCGATGCATTCCATGCCGGTGCAGCTATGGGTTTCAACAATAACAATACAATGCAGTTTTCGACTGCTAATGCTGCTGAGACTTTCCGTTCAGCCTCTGCAATGACTTCTCGTATGAAGGGTGACTATGCTTCTGGTATGGCCACTATGGATTCTTACACTGTATCGGCATTCAACGACGCTGAGCGTAAAGCCGCTGTAGGTGACAAAGATGCAGGGAAATAAGAACCCGTACGAAGTTCGTCTTGATATCATGAAGATGGCACAAGAAATGCTTGACCGCGAGACACAAATGAAACAGGAAGCATTTTTTGCGAAGCTTGATACACTTAGAACCTCGAATAGCAACGTCGATGTAATAAATAAATTCATCGACGAAAACCAACCGAAGATGTACAACGAGAGCGAACTGGTGAACCGCTCTACTGCATTGTACGCCTTTGTTAATAACTCCACCACAAACAAATCCTAAGGAGAATATAAATGATGAAATTTCTGATGGCTACTGCCGCTCTTGTCGCTATGACTTCCACCGCTTCTGCCCTTGACTTTGGCAACGGTCTTGCTCTTGACGTCGAGCTTGTCACTGAGTATAATACTGATACCACAACCGCTACCTCTGTATTGACCCCAACTCTTGGATACGCTCCAATTGAAGGACTTTCTGTCTGGGCTGAAACCGATCTTGCTATCTATGATGGTTCAGATTTTATTAGCTTTGATAGTAGCGCTTTTGAAGGTGCAGTTCTTGGTGCAGCATACGTACCAAGCTTTGGCCTTGGTAAGGTAGGCGTAGAAGCATATCTCGAGAACAACTTCGACGGTAGCTTCGAGTATATCGACAGCATCGTTGGTGTATCGCTTAGCTTCTAATTTACATTAATATCGGGTGGTTACGTAATAAACCCGTGTGGAGCCATGGTTAGCTCCACTTTTTACAAAACAATAATACAGATTTAATCCAATTGTTACATTCATGGTATAAATTTATCATGTGAGGAAGCAAACCGCAAGCCTCTCGTTGTGGAGAAATTGAATGAAAGTACTTTTACTTAGCACTACATTAGCTTTGGCCGTAGCATCGACTGCATTTGCAAGAGATAACGTCCAAGTAACTGGCTCATCTACAGTCCTACCATATGCAACCATTGTAGCAGAAGCATTTGGTGAAAACTTTGACTTTCCTTCGCCTGTTGTAGAAGGTGGTGGTTCTGGTGCCGGTCGCAAAAAACTTTGCGAAGGCGTTGGTGAGAATACAGTTGATATTGCTAATAGTTCATCAAAGATGAAAGATGAAGAATGGGCCAAGTGTGAAGAAGTAATCGGTGAGGTTACCGAAGTTCGTATTGGTTATGATGGCATTGTATTTGCTTCGAATATCGGTCAGCTTGGTATCAAGGACCTAACAGTAGCACAATTGTATACCGCACTACATGCCGACAGCACTGCAAAGCTTTGGAGCGATGTAGATCCTTCTCTTCCAGCAGTAGAGATTCTTGCTTATATTCCAGGTACTAAGCATGGAACACGCGAAGTATTCGACGTAAAGGTTATGGAAGCTGGTTGTAAAGAAGTTCTTAGTGTTGAGAAGCTAGACGACGACCAGAAGAAAGCTTGTGTTAATGTTCGTACAGATGGCGCATCTGTCGACATCGATGGCGACTATACAGAAACCCTTGCTCGCCTTGACGCAAACAAGACATCACTCGGTGTGTTTGGTCTTAGCTTCTATCAGAACAACACCGAT